AGTGTCACCATCAAAATCATAATCATTTGAAACAAACAAATAATATTCATTAGATGTTGAGTCATCTGTTAGTTTATGAAGCCATTTTTGGTTGCTTACTAAAAGCTCAAGTGTTTCTTCGGTGGCAGGATTGATCTTTTCGTTTAGTTTACTCTTTAAAGCAACAACTTCCGTGCCTCCCCCTCCCGTTACGTTTCTGATCTCTTGAAGTAAGTCAACCATCTTATCGACTCTGTCTGTAAAGTCAAGAGTAAGTAAAGCAGTCATCAGTGCCGAAAACTGGTCTTTATCAATTTTTAAAACTGAAGGAAATTGAATAGCTAAGAGAGCCCTCTGTAACGATTCAAGTAATCGCTCAGTCTTTGTAAGATCAACGTTAACGACGAGATCTAAAGAACTAACTGCAGCTGTAATACTCTCTTTAACTTCGTTGATCTTTGTAAGCAATTCTTGAGTTTCTTTGAGACTAACTGTTTGCTCTTTCTTGTCTAAAAATAAAACTCTATCAGCAACTAAGGTAAGAAGATCTTCTAGCTCTCTTAGATTAACTGGTTCCTGTTTTAGTTCTTTCAAAGCAGATAAGATCTCTGTCTGGTCTTGTACTTCTACTTTCTTATTTTCAGAGACTTTCTCTGCTACTTTGTTTAAGCCCTTAAGTAGCCTCTCGATATTAGTCTCTAGATTTGATACGATGATTTCTTTTTCCATAATATTTTAACTAAGTCTGCCCTGAAGTTTCCTTCAGAGCAGTATAGTCAAACTATCTAGCAATTCTCATGTCCAAGAAGTTTTGCTTTGAATCAGCAAAAGTCTTTAACCCGTAAAGAGCATCTGTCAATACGTTGTTAGTCTTTTGTCTTGGTTCAGGGCGAACATCTGGTTTTACGTCTTGCTGCGCTACTAAGTCGATTTGCTTAGCTTTACCGATGTAGCAGTGGATCTGATTAAGTGAGAAAATATTGTTTGCATGAGTCAATGTTTCTGCAACAGTTAATCTTCCAGCACCAATGCCAGTAATAGTCATACCGTTAGTAATTGCAGCAGCAGAGATTCTTAAGTTTGTTAACTTAGCTCTGTCAGTAGCAGATACTTCAGTGTATGTTGTACCAGCACCAGCAGTACCGTTAATAGCAGCAATCAAGTTAGCTCTCGAAGCGGCAGCATTAGCGCCAGCTAAGACTTCACCAGGAGCAGCAGGAGTAGATAAAGAAGCAACGAACTTAAACGTTACGCCACCAACTGTAACAGTATCATTAGCAGTTACGTCTTCACTGATGTTCAACTTAACGTCTCCTGTTAAGTTGTTTGAGATAAACATCTTGAAACCAACAACTGGGCCAGAATAACCGTTTTTAAATGTTAAATCAGTCAGGCTAATGTTCTTTCCGATCAAAGTTTGATTTACGATGGAAGCAATCCAAGGATCAACTACCCATACCATATCTCCGCTTTGTTCAACATTATTTGCTATTAATTTAGCTTGTGCATTAGCAATCACCTCTGCTAGATTCAGAGTAGACAAAGAGATCGGTGTACCATTAGTACCTCCTGCGATATCGTCTGTCATAAATGTAGCATGGGCATTGCGTGTTTCAGCTAGCACGTCTGCATCAATGAATGTGCGTAATTTCAAAGCACATCTGCGTCCTGCTTCTTCACCTGCTTTCAAAGGACCGTTTTGCAACTTGTCCCAATCGTCTAGTTTGAAGTCAACGCCTTTTTGCTTGTCGATTTCCAAGTATTCTTCGTTATCGGCAAGCGTAGAGATTGTACGATCAGAATATCGAGTGATGTCTCTTACAACTAAACCATCAGTATCTAAGATAGCTCTTTTAACTTTCTTTCCCCAAGTTAAATGAGATTCTAATCTTGAGTTACCAATTTTCATTGCAACTAGAGATTTCTCTAAGACATCTTGATATCGTGGTACAAATCCCTCTTTAAATTTTGTTAGGGCAGCACTCATATCTTAATTAAAGACCGCTAGAATCTTTGAAGGCATAGTATTGCTTTCTAAGCTTAGGATCTGCAAGAACCTTGCGATGAAGTTCATCGTCAGATTCTACTTTGTTGAAATCAATTTTCTCTGGTAGGTTGTCACCGCCAACTGAGCCACCCTCTATTGAATCAGCATCAGCTTTCTTACTGACTGAAGGAAAGAATTCCTTCCTGATGTCGTCTAGAGTCCTCAGATGCAGAAAATCTTTTGAGAAAGCGACTTTCCTGAATGTCTCGATCTTTTCAGCTAACTCTGGGTACTTCGAAGCGATCTTCTCTTGAAAATCTTTCTCGAATAACTTGTTGTTCTCTGTCTGGATCTTTTCATTCAGAAGAGGCTTAACTTTCTCCTCTACCTCGTGAGTGACTTCGTCCTTAGCTTGCTTTGCAATAATAGCAGCCATCTTTTGAACTACTGCGAAATCAAGTCCGGCTTCTTCAGCAAATTCTTTAAGGTCTGCATTACTTAGTGAATTAGATTGCGAAGATGTTTTAAGCTCTTTAAGTTCTTTCTTAACTTGAAGATACTTTTTGAGAGGTACCGTTTCCGGTTCCGTCTCTTTTTTAACATCGTCGACTTTACGATAGTCAGGAAGATCTTGATCACCTTCGTCAGTGTCATCTTCGTCCTGTGTAGAAGTATCGCCCTCCTTTGAGTTTGATTCCGAAGATTCATTTTCTTCGTCTTCGTTAGAAGTCTCATCATCTTCTAAGTCATCGTTTTTAGTTTCCGAGTCGATGATCTCGTCTTTGTCCTTGTTAGGCATAAACTTAGATAAGCTCCAAGCAAGCTAGCTATCTGAGTAGCTACCTCGATAGAACTAGATTAATGTCTCTAGCAGACATATGTTATTAAATTAACAAACTACTTCTTGCAGCTAATGACTTCCCTTGAAGTTTCTTAGCATACATCTTAGCATTCTCTTCTGCATCCTCTCCTTCGTAAACTCTTTCTGTTCTTCCGAACTCGTCGATCACTGCCCATCTCTTCGAATCATATTTCTTTGCATGAAATGATTCAGGGGATCTTGGAACTAAGATTTCTGATTCTGCAGCTTCAGTTGAAGCTTTGACGATATTTTCATTCTCGTCAACCTTTGGCGTTGTTGCGTCTATTATCTCTGCCTCAGGTTTCTTCTCTCGATTTCTTTTACCCATTTTGTTCTTCTACAGAGTGAAGCCAAGCTTGAATTGCGTCAACCTGAGACTTCGCCTCTGCTAAATTAGTGTATAATTTTAAATAGCTCTCTAGCGTATAAATAAGACTTACGTCCTTTGTTTCGATCATTTTATTAATGACCAAAGTAATTTCTGAAAATAACCAGTCGATCATCGCTTTGCCTTGCTCAGATTCTTTAAAGTTAGCAATTGCAGAGAACTTATCATAGAGACGCGCGTTCTCATTGATCGCCTCTTTATCTGCTGGGTCTTTGAATCTTTCAAGTAAACCTTTAAACTTGTCCATATGTTTCTTGTGCTACAGAAGGTATTGTACCTGCTGTTTGCATATTAGCCCCACCAATTGAATCTGGTAATGGGGCACCGGTGTCTGGGCCTGGTACAGGGCCAGGAGTTCCCGGGCCCATCGCTTCTCCAAGCAGTCCAGATTCAGCGGCTTGTAAGTGTGCTTTCAAAATCATGTTTCTCGTTACGATCTCTTGTAAGCTTTCGAAGTAAGCAGTAACTCTTTGTTCTTCTTTCTCTGTTAATTTATGTTCTAATAAGAAGTCGACGATCTCTTGTAAGTACGTAGTATCTGCTTTAGGGTAAGGAGCAACTGTTTCTCCTTCCATCAATTTCTGTAAGTCTTCTGCTGCTTTAACAATTTGCTTCTCATCTTTTCTTTGTTGTGCTAGCAATCTCTTAATTTCAATTTCAGATAGACCAGCAAGTCTTGCAGTTAATTCTGCAACGACCATTGGGTTAGCTGCTGGATTGCCGTGCAGTGAAGTTAAGAATTCCATTTTCAATTTCTTAGAAATAGCATCTTGTCTTGCAGCTGAAAGACCTCCCGTGATCTCTACATCAAATTTAACTAGGTCTTCATTTGTAAGTTGTTCAACGATAACTGCTCCCTCAGCTCCGAGAATCTTGACTGCTGCTGCCTTCGTTAATCTTTCAGATAAGAAGCCTAAGTATTTTTGAGCAAGTCTCATATGGCACCGACTGTATGAAGCTTCGAACTGAAGCATCCTCTTTTCAACCTCTTGCATATTACCGTAGTAGATTCCAACCTTCTCTGTAGACGATTCCATTCCCATGCCAGCAGGCGTAACTCCTGTTATCTTAGCAGCAAGATCTTCTAAGATCCCTGCCATCTCTTTTGCATTACCAGTTCCGAATGCTTGCGTCTGCAAAGTATGAATTCCAGTCTGCGGATCTTTACCAGCAGAGACGGGAACTAAAGCATCTGGTGTATATTTTAACAATGCAGGATTCTTAAACGTATTAGGGTCATAGATCCTCATTGGCTTATTGATTGCCTCGTTGTTATCAAATAACTGGTTCAGTGAAACGTTACGTAAGATGAATAACTCTCTTACTCTATCCATCGGCGATGGGCTCCAGAAATTAAATAAGTCTGGGTAGTAAGCCCAAGATTCAAATGGGTAGCAAGGAACGTTTGACTCACTTAAGATTGGTGTAAGTTCTTCGAGCTTTCGTTGTTTAATAATAATCTTTTTTTCTAAATCAAGTAGGAAATAATATCTAACTCCGTTTACGTGAGTATACCACTCAAGCAACTTGTATGTTGAATCTCCTGCTTGGTAATTGCTTTGTAGATCGAACCCCTGTACATTCAAACGATGTTGCTTCTCGTTGTTTTGATTATCTGGAAGAGCAGATGTTTCCTCTGCGTATGAATCGATCAGTTCTTTAACTTTCTTTTTATCATAAGAGGTATTTCTTTCTAAGTCTGCTTTTGACTTAATGATATTGTCTTGTCCTAAGTATCTAGCAGTCTCTAATGAAAGGCCACTTGTTAACGGATCGATCAAGAAGTCGTAGTGATCAACTGGGTCTAACTTATGTTTATAAGGATGAGCAGTATATATTTTAAAAAGTGCTCTACCAGAAACCATTGCAAGTTTCTTAGTTAATAAATCTTTCTGTTCCCAGTCTTCTCTTTGAGGTGATCTTTCAAATTCGAAGAACGATGTAACTTTCTTTGCTTTCATTACGTCACCTTCTTCAACTGGGCTAAAGTTAACAATAACAGGTGAATTGATCTTAGCAAGTAAAGTATCTTCGAAACCAGCCATCAACTGAATCAGGATATTTGATCTGTTAGTCAGCGTTGGTGGTTTCTTCCCGTAAAGAAGATCTTCGTTAGCGTTCCAACTTACAACTCTCGTTTGTCTGTATGCAAACGCTGCATCGTATTCGCTTTTGATTCGAGTAAGTAGTTCGTCATTATCTGGAAACTTCTCCTTCGGGATCTGAGAGGTCGTGTCATTGCCTAAAACGGCTTTATCTTTTTTCATAGTTTATATGTTAACACCAGGATAGAGCGGAGTATATTCTGCTTCTTTGCTATCGTGGTCATTTAGATTTTCGATCTCGACTGTTTCTATAAACGTTAACATCAATGCGTCGAGGTTGTTCGGTGATTTATAACCTTGCTTTCTCATTTCTCTCTTACTCATTATTTTCATTCGACCTGAAAGCTCAGTTCGTGTTCTTATTGTTTTCATCTCTCCCTTCCAACTGTCGTCTTCGATTAGTTCACCCCCGGATCGTAACCATTTCTTTAAAAGGTGATAACCCTTAGCTCTGAGATTGATATATAGCTTATCGCCATTTGCTTTCGCATATTCCTCTTCTCTCTTGTCAACTGAATCTCCAACGTTTCTTGCATCAACTCTGTAACCAGCAAGTGCAAGTTCTTGGGCAACGTTAGCACCTTCTCCGAAGTTATCAACAGTAGTCATCTCTGGTGGAACATCAAAAAGTTCAAATAGTTGTATTGTCTTCTGCGCAATTGACTTCGGGTTAGATGTCTTTTCTCTTGCAACGATTTTTGCTTTAAAGTTATCTCTAATAACCCAAGCAGTAATATCATCTCCTTCTCCTGCAGGATCAATGCCCATTCTCCGTGGGCCAACGAACGGGGCATCAGGAGTAAGCCTTGTGTCCTGCTCGAGAAAGAGAGGACTGTAGTTTTGATCATCGATAGCATCCTCCTTTGGAAAGTTCCCTTGAACTCTGTAACGATACTCGTCTGAGTTCATTGAATGCTTATCGATTATTCTTTGAACGAACTTCTTATTAACGATCGGACTTTCTTCAGCATTAAAAGCATAGCACTGCCAGCTTTCCTTGTCAGAATTATGTGAATCGTAAAAGTAACCAATTAATCGAGTCGGGTTTGATATCATAACAAACAAATAATTGTCACCAGTCAAAGCACCTTCTCCTGTATTAAAAATCTCGTCAGGAACACCAGAGGCTTCATCGACGAGGTATAGAACATAATCTGCGTGAACACCAGCTAAAGCTTCTGGTGATTCTTTTCTAGCGGTTCTTGCTCTAGCAAACCAGGTCTTTGGAGATTCGATCATTCTGATATAATCATTTGACCAATCGTAGAGAGCCCTGATCTCGTTAGGGAGCCTGCTTAACCAGATCTGGGCCTCTTTCCAAAGTATATCATTTAATTGGTCAGAGGTAGGTGCCGTACAAGGTATCTGTGAGTTCTTATAGCAAAACAAGAACCACAGTAATAACCACGATAGCGTAGCTGACTTCCCAATCCCGTGTCCTGATCGAATTGAAATTCTTGGTTGTGCTTTCTTTTCCATTGCAGCACCAACTCCAAGAAGTATAGCGACCTGTTGCCACGTAACGTGCTTCCCTTTTTGGAATTCCCCGAACCATTGACCTTTGAAAGAACTAAAATCACCTGATGCAACTGCCTTGTCGTATTTGTCTTGATATTCTGGAAGTATCGGTTGAGGTTCTAACTTGAACATATCGCATACCCATTTCAATGGAGACTTCTGCCAAGCTAAAAATATTTCAATGTCTTTCTCAGTTAGTTGCATATCAATTTAAAAAATTAAGCGCTTTCCCAGCTTGGAACTAAAATTGGATCTCCTTTCTCGTCCTTTTGAATATTGACGACTGTTAAGACCTGACCTTCGTCTCCGATCGGTAATGCAACAAATGATGTACCGTTAAAGAAAAGAAGATCTACAACTGTACCAGATGAAACCTGTTCAGCAAATGCTGGAGCAGCAGCTGTACCGATATTTATAAAAACCTTTCCGTTGTTTAAATTGGTAATGACGCATCCTGGTGCGTATGTCTCTAAAGCAGGAATGTCACCTCTCTCGACTGTTGCTTCTAAGATTAGCCCGTTAGGTGCTTTCTTAGTTATCGAAAGTTGTGTTCCTTTTACTGGCTCGTTCATAATGATAATGATTAAGTGTTAAATTATTTCAATTATATCAAAAAATCAAATAGATGTAAATAGCTAGAATAATTCAGCAGGTAATTCAGCTGGTTTAGGTTCTTCTATTTCTCCATCAATAACTTTAGCTTGTTGTATCTCGTTTGCTTTATCAAATAACGAAGATAAGGAAATCGTCCCCTTAATTGTTTGGTCGATCTCTACCTTATCACTCCAACCGTAATTGTTTTTCAATGTGAATATGGCACCAGTAGGTGGAGTCCTCTGAAGTAATTTCTTTTCACACAAGTTCTCGCATCGTAGTTTAGCCATCTCGATAATGTGATAAAAGCGATCAGTGCGGGAGTAGTTCAATAACGTAACCCTTGAAACTCCAAGGTAGAGAGCTAACCCAGTTATTGAATAATCTTCTTTCTTCCTATCGCATTGTGCGAAGTAAGAATTTACCTTGCGTTGTAGTTGTCCGGGCGTAAGAGAATCTAAAATTGATTTTGTCATATGAGTTAGAATTAATTAATTTCATTCTATCACAAAACTAAAATGTTGTAAATGTCTCATTGCATTCGCTATTAACTTTCGACAGTTTAAAAACTTAAAATAAATTTTTGAAAGAAGACAGCAGTTCTTCTACCCCCGTGTTGTTTCTCGGGAACAGGAAGCTAACAGACCGTTCTTCTAATGTTGAGAATCGACAGTTGTTCTAATGTTGAGAATCGACAGTTCTAAAAGTTTGTTTGATATGCTAGAAGATAGTTAGCGCGACGCAATCGCAAAACGCGAGGGTGGGGTGAGTTGCGGTACGCGCGCTGACATGCGCATATCATTTACCCCTTACCCTCCCCCAATTTATTTTCCTCTCCCCTTAATTTTTTTCTTACTCCTAATCAACTTTAATTTCAGAGAATACCGTTTTCCTTAAATTTCTTTAAATTTCTAGAGAATTTATTTTGACTGTCTGTTAATAACTTATATTACCATTGATTTTATTGCCATTTTCTTACTATTTACTTTTTTGTAAAAGGTTATTATAATATAATCAAACAATTCCTAATACCTTTACAACTTAATTCTAAACTAACTATAAATATCCTTTAAGGAATTTACGGTTATATCAATTAAGTTAAAAGAATAAGGAATCAATTTATTTAAAAATTTATAGTCAGACTTATCGTTATACTATACTATACTATATACTATACTATATACTATACTAATAGTATACTATAAGAAGACTACAATGTTATGAGAAACTATAAAGAAGCAGTCTATCACGCTATAGTTAGCAGAGAAGACTACAAAGTAATAGTAGAAGGAACAGAGAGAAAGAAGTTAAGAAGAATAGCAAGAAAGAAGTATAGTAAAGAATACAGAGAAGAGGGAAGTGTAATAATAATATCAGGAGAGAATAAGAGAGATGCTATTAAGAAATATGAAGCCTCTTTAATACAGAGAGAAGAGAAGAAGATTAGTAAGAAGAAAGAATCAGAGAGGAAAGTTAAAGGAGAGAAGAAGGTAAAAGCGAAGAAAGAGAAGAAAGCAGCGAGTTATGTAAAACCATCCCTCGAAGCATTGCAAAAAGAGGAAACTAGGAAAGCAGCTAAACTAAGCAGAAAGAATGCAGAGTCAGATACCATCTTTGATTAATCTCAGTTATGAGATTTGACTAATCACATTTATAAAATTTGATATTTAAAATAAAATAGGCAATTAAGCTTACGCTAACAATAAATATATGGGGAAAAGAGTATAATTAAGCTTCGTCAAGAAAAATTCTTTTAATACCAGAGAAGAAAGTCCAGTTTTATTCTCACACTGGCGAGGAGAAGAACTAGGTGAACAAGCAGAAGTCTATATGGAAGACTTAATAGCAGAGATTAAGAGCGCTCATGCAAGCAAGGAGTATACCTCAATAAAAGGAAGCCCCTTAGCAAGGCTTGAACCATCGAGAGTTATGATAGACTTTATCAGATGGCTTACAAAAGACCTGAGCAGAGTAGATAGCGACCTATATCTCTGCAAGGACGAAGAAGAAGGAGATAACTCAGACAATGGTCATATCACAGTTTATCTCGAAGGAGAAGGATTAAATGCATCTTACAGAATAACGGGAGAATGCATTATGAACGACGAAGAATAGGAAATTTATAAACTAAGCATTACAATTATGCCTAAAACAATTAAATGCAAATTCTGCGGTGAAGAGATGGAAGCAACCGGGAAGAAAAGGAATTACCACATCTGCAAACCAGAAGTAGAAGAACCAAGTCGCATTGACTTAGAAGAAGCTGTTATGATAGCAGCAGACGAATTATCAATGGACGACTTAGAATACCTGATAGACTTACCGACAGACACGACAGAATGGTTACGAGAGACGATGGGCCGAATGAACGACGACGATTTGATAGACTTACACAAGCAGATTGAAGACTACAAGAAAAAGAGAGAGCAGAAAGCGAAGGCTCGAATGACAAGAGCAACAAAGAGAATTCTCGACTTACTTACTGCAATGCAAGGTAAGCCAATGACTCAACTGCAATTCCAAGCAAAGAGTCTTGCTAATAAACTAATCAAATAAATATGGGAGCACCAAATTTTTACAATGCTAACGCAAAGTATATCTATGCAGTAGAGACAGAGGAGGATATGGATTATGAATTTTTTATAGAAGATGTACGTACTTTAATGGAAGAAGAATTCAAAAATGCTTTTGATAGAAAAGATGAGTGGGATAACAATAGAAATTACGGAGGAAAAATAATTGGAATGATTCATAAAACTTTAGGTGATGAACAAATAATGATTAATCTTATAGTTAGAGGTGGATACTACGCTGGAGTTAATCTAGACTGGGACGCAGAGTTCATCGTAATGGAGAATGAGTATGAAGAGAACTACGATTTAGAATGTATAGATTTAGATAAGTTTCCTAATGTTAGAGATGAGTTCCACAAAGCAATTAATAAAGTAGAAGAGATTTACAATAAGTTATCTACTCCACTTAATAAAGTCGGACAGTTCTCTAATGGTGAGGCTGTCTATGAGAAAGCTAATAATTAAATAATAAAAAGATGGTCACATACAACGAGAAAGAATTAGTTAAGAAATTCAAAGGGAAGTTCATTGATACCTCTGCAATCTACGACTATTCAAAGCAAGGATGGAGATATGAAGTTAGAAGTGTTAAGAAAACGATTCACGAAAATCATAACCTACCAGAGGATTGCATATTGAAGTGAGCAAACTCTGTTCCTGAGCCAGGATCCCTCGGGAGTAGAGATTCGTTCATTTAATTGTCTCACCTAATACTTAGAAATTATGACAGCAGCAGAAGCAAAAAGACAAGGATGGCAACCAACTGCAAATTATTACGCAGGAAGCCAAATCTGGGTACGCAATGGCAAATATGGACTATACAGTCCCTGCCTTGACTTACTCACAACGATCTAACAAATGGGGAGAGAGCAATACCTCTCCCCTCAATTCACTTACAATTAATTGATATAGTTTATGATTAAGCAATTTTTAAAACGACAAGGTAAGTTATATAGAATACGCCACCTGATTCAAAAGCACGGAGTGCTATTTGCAATCTATGCAGACGAATCAGGGAGAAAGGTCGAGGCGGTCTATACTCTACCAAACTTGACCTTAGTCGGTGGATAGAAATTAAATTTTATATATGGGAACATACGCAATTGTTAGATTCTATCGCAAGAGCGGTAGAAGAATTATAATTAAACGAGGACTCTCACTTGAACAAGCGCAAGCTCATTGCAGCAGAGAAGACACTAAGCGAGCTGGAGTTTGGTTCGATGGGTATACTCGAGAAGAAAATTTATGAGTAAAGAAACAAAACAAAAAGTAGACGGTGTAATGGTGATGGTTGATAACTTCGACCAGATGCTAATGCTAGGAGTCAATAAAAAGGATGACTTAGAATGTATTATCAAAGTCGATAAGAACGCAGAAGACGTAAACAAAGCATTCTTCATGATGATAGCGAAGATCTTTAGTGCACAGCTAGAAACGAAGTCGTGTCAATTTGAGTTAATTGCATTAATTGTTGCTGGAATACTTGCAGGAGCTAGATGCAAAGAACCAGACGAGGTTAAGAAATTTATAAATCATTTATACAAAACATATGGCAAATAAAATTTTAAGAAAACTAAAAAGACTCTCTCCGTTCTACAAACTGCACGAGACAATACAGAACTTAGACTACGAGGTTCAAACAATTAGGGATTCAATGGAAACATTTGAAAGTGATATAGAGGACTTTGCAACCGCAGACGATGTAAGA